GACCCATGGTTTAGACTTATCCGCCCTCGCTTGCACGGCTACACTATAGTGTTGCCATGCATAGCTGAAGGTTGGATTCGTCACCTCAGTTAGCCTAATTCCTAAAGCACTAATCTTTTCGGTTAGTGTTTCGGCGGTCTCTCTTGTCCCGATTACAAGCTCCTCGGTCGTGCTATCAGTATCCGTCAGCACTAGACGATATTCAGCTTTACTGCTGAATCGTTTTGTCACTGACGTGATAGCGGACTTGAAGAGCCCTTTATCGTCGGATAGGGATTGTTTCATTATAATCCTTATTTGTACAGGTTAGGCCTTCAGGATTAGCAGGGATGTGCTACATAGCTCTTGTATAGGATACCATATGGCTCCTAGTAAGAGACAAGATAAGTTCGAATTAGAACTCATCAGCAGCATCATCGCCTGCCTTCACAAAAGGCATGTTGCGTTGTTTAACACTCGAGCGTTACGACAGACCTTGTCGATTGTCCGTCGCCGCTACGAGATGGAAGGAATGAGTTTTCTTACGAAAACTCTTCCGAAGTTAGGAAAGAGCCTTGATAAGGCTCTTTCCCATACAGAACCGCTCGACGCTAAGAAGTTGCGATTTCAATCGCTTCCTAATAGTAAGCTGCCCAGGTTTCTGGGTGAGCTATTTCGAGTAGTACTGGATGACTCCGGCGTGGTCCTTCCGGACGCACGTGCAGAACACGTCAGTAGTTTACGACAAGTTCTGTACTTATTCTATAAGTACAAACTGCCGTTTACGTCGACCCAACAAGCGGAAGCTATCGCCAAGTTCGAAAGAACTGAGAGTGAGCTATCTGCCTCAGATCAACGCGTGTCCGACTTATGGTTGGAAACGCTCATATGTGATGCATTGGAAATTCCTTGCGAAAGCAAGGGTTCCAAGATCCTGTCTAAAGCCCAGAAGATCCTTTCGGATCTCCTTAGGGACGTAGACCTCACTAATATTATACCCGCACACGGACCGGGAGCCGTTGCTACTAAACAACGACTCCACGAGAAGTATGCCTGGGTAAATGTTAGTGAACGCCTGCGGGCGATATATCCCATCGAGCAATATTTCTGTTGCTCCGTTGGGCACTATGTCGACCGTTACAACTCTAGGTACGAAAACCTAGGGAATGCAGACCTTCCTGCACGTATTATCTGCGTGCCGAAGGACTCGCGTGGACCTCGCATCATCTCTTCTGAACCCGTTGAGTTTCAATGGATTCAGCAAGGAGTGATGCATGCGATGGTGCAGCACATTGAAACACACCCACTGACAAGGTGGAATGTGTTTCATACGGATCAGACACCGAACCAGTGCGGAGCTCTCTTGGGCTCCAAAGCTGGCAAGTACGCAACGCTCGACCTCAACGAGGCGAGCGATCGCGTTTCGATGGTGTTAGTGAAGGCCTTGTTTCCAGAGCACATATTTCGTGTGCTTGAAGCTACAAGGTCTAGTTCGACACTGCTGCCGAGTGGTAAGAAGCTTGTTCAGCTCAAACACGCGCCAATGGGATCCGGAAATTGTTTCTGGACCTTGTCGTTATGTGTTTGGGCACTTCTTACTGCGGCAGCACCTGACGAGGATACTAGGAATAGTATCCTTGTGTATGGTGATGATGTGATC